CCTCAATTATATTGCTGAAGCTCATGGTGTAGATGAGAAAGCTGAGGCTGAAGCTTTTAGACTTCAAGCAGCTTGGAAGGCTCACCCTGATCCCACAGTTTTAAAAGCTCTTGTAATTGAGAAAGCTATCTTTTTTGTGTTGCTGCCTTTCTTCAGATTCAACGGAGACACTGGGATGAGGGTTACATCAGCGGATATCAGCCGTGATGAGACCATCCACGTAAGTGGTCATAGTCTTGTGTGTAGAGAAAAGGGTTGGACTCCTAGCCCATCTTTAGATAAACTAAGGAAAGCAACAATTAATTGGGTTCTTCAACCTTTAGGTGATTCTGAGGATCGCTATCTAAACAAAAAGTTTTGGTTAGATCAAAGTGATAATCTCATGTATCGTGGTAAGGCTGAAGGCTTAGCTGATACTAAGAGAGCTAGAGTTCCTGCTTTCTTTGAAACTAGCAATTCCGATTTACCGAGTTACGCATAATGGGTTGGTGGAGCAGAGCTTGGAAAGCAGTTACTGCCCCAGTTAGGGCAGTTGTAAACGTTGCTAAAGATGTAACTAAAAAGGTTGTTAATGTAACTAAAGATGTAGTTAAAGTTACAACCCAAGCAGCTAAAGATGTAGTTAAAACTACTACAAAGGTAGTAGGTAACGTAGCTAGAGGTGTTGACGATCTTCAAAAAAACGTCCGAAAAAATGTTAACAACGTTGTAGAGGACTTATCAGGAGCTAGAGACCGTAGAAAAGCTGCAGAAGATTTAGAAAGGGCTGCTGCTGAGCAGAGCGAAGCTCAAGAGGCTTACGATAAACAAGCTGCTGAGATTAAAAGGCAGACAGAAGATCAGAAAGCTCAAATGGCTGCTGCTACAGCAAAGCAAACAACAGCTACTCAAGAAGCTCAAAGAATAGAAGCTGAAACTATAGAGAAAACTAGAATTGCTGAACTTGAATCTAAACGTTTAAGTGCTTCTACTAGAGTTCAAACTCAAATAGACGCAGCTACAGCAGCTAGACAAGCTCAAATCGCAGAGCAACAGGCTATTGCAAGTCTTCCAGAGGAAGATGATGATACTGGAGCAGGACCAACTGTTACAAGAACACCTATAGCAACACCCGTTCCTGGGGGTTATGGTGGTACTGAACCTGGTGCTATTAACCCAACTGGCTTGAATATATGATTCCTGTAATTGATGAGCAATTAATTGAATATTTAGAAGAGGTCTATCCAGATAAGGCTCCAGATATTAGTATAGAAGAGAAGCAAATATGGTTTAATGCTGGACAGGTGGCGGTTGTACGTCATTTGAAGGATCAGTATAGACTACAAGAAGAAACTAAGTACAACTAGATATGGCCGCTACTGCTACCGCTATTCTAATTGGTTCTGTCTTAGCTGGTGGAGCCACAGTTTACGCAGCTCAAAAGGCTGCCTCAAATGCTAGAAGAGCTGCTAAACAAGCTAGAGAAGATGCACGTTTAATGCGTGAGCAATCTGATAAAGAGATTGCACAAATGCAGTCGAGTGCAAAACAGAATCAATTACAATTTGAAACTAATATAGCTGAGACTCGAAAACGAACACAATTATCTATTGACCAAGCTAGTGCGGCACAACAAACAGCACTTAAATCGATAGCTCAACAACGATCCACATCTCAGAGGGCTATACAACAATCAAATTTACAAAGTAGAATCCAACAACAGCGGTCAGCTCATAACGTTGGTAGGAAATCTAGGAAGAGAGTTGGCACACCTAGAGCTTTAAGAACTAAAGTGGAGACAAACTCTGCTTTAGCTATGGGAGGTGGTACTGGGGGTGGTACAACTAAATCAGGTACTGGCGGTCTAAATGTCTAAAAACACAGCTCAGGCTCTTTATTCTTTTCTGGAGCCAGAGAAATCCATTTATCTCGATAGAGGTATTGAGTGTAGTAAATACACGCTACCTACTCTTATTACTGAGAATGATAAGAGTAGTGGGAGGAATCTCTATACAAAAATTAACACTACTTATCAAGGGCTGGGCGCTAGAGGTGTTAATCACTTAGCGAGCAAACTTTTGATTGCTCTACTACCACCAAACCAAGCATTTTTTAGGTTATCTGTAGATGATATGAAGCTCCAGAAGGAGTTAGATAACTATAAAGAAATCCAATCACAATTTGATCAACAACTTTCTCTAATGGAGAGGGCTGTTATGAGAGATATAGAGGAGTCAGGAGATAGGACTGCTTTATTTGAAGCTCTTAAACATCTCCTTGTTAGTGGAAATGCTTTATTATATATAGCTGAAAACGGTACTAGGGTTTATCCTCTTAAGTCTTTCTGTTTAAAGAGAGATCCAGAAGGAAATATTTTAGAAGTAGTTATTAGAGAAGAAGTTAGTACTGATGTTTTACCTGAAGGTACAGCTCCTAAGAATGGTGATGGTAAGTTTACAGATAAAACTACTTTCCTATTTACTCACGTTCAATGGGATTATAAGAAAGCTAAATGTAACTGGTATCAAGAAGTTTATAGCAAGAAGATAGGAAAACCAGGCTCTTCTCCTATGGATAAGTGTCCGTTCATTCCTTTACGACTATTCCGAGTAGCTCACGAAGCTTATGGACGCAGCTTTTGTGAAGACCTATTAGGGGATCTTAAGTCTCTTGAGTATTTATCTAAAGCAATTGTTGAAGGATCTGCAGCCGCAGCTAAAATAATCTTCTTATGTAACCCAAATGGAACTACACGACCCGATGCGTTGGCTAGAGCTAGCAATGGTTCTATTGTGGCTGGCAATCCTAATGATGTAGCACCACTGCAAATGAATAAGCAGGCTGACCTCACGGTTGCCCTGAATACTATTGCTCGTATAGAACAACGACTTAGTTTTGCTTTCTTATTGAATAGTGCTATCCAAGCTGGTACTCAAGGTAGAGATAGGGTTACAGCAGAAGAGATCAGAATGATTGCACAAGAGCTTGAGACTGGTCTTGGAGGGGTTTACTCCATACTTTCTGTAGAACTACAGCTACCTATGGTTCATAGAAAGATGGCACTGATGGAACGTCAGGGCCGCTTACCGAAATTACCGAAGGATATAGTTAAGCCACGTATTACGACTGGACTAGATGCTTTAGGTAGAGGTAATGACAAAGTTAAACTAATTGAATTTATCCAAACCCTAGCTCAAACCTTAGGTCCTGAAGTTATGAGTAAGTTTGTTAATAACCAAGAACTTATTACAAGACTTGCTGCTTCTGACGGATTAGATACTTACAAGCTTATAAAATCTGAAGAAGATTTAGTGGCAGAAGAACAGCAACAGGCTATGATGATGCAACAACAAGCTGCAGGTCAGGATCCACAAAATGATCCTGCTAAACAAGCAGCCCTTATTAAAGCAGAAAATGACTCAGTCAGGACGGGACAGGAAGTTGCAGCAGCCCAAGGTCAAGCTGGAGCCTAAGGTTGTTATTTCAGAGGAGGTAGATACTGCACCTCCAAAAGTAGAGAATGAGATTGAACGACGTATTAGAGAATTAAAAGAACAAAAGCCTAATATCTATGAGGAGTATAAAAATGCTATTAAGAGTCAGAAACGTGCCACAATAGGCCCTGACTTATCTCTACGTGTCGGTTAAATTATGGAGTTAAATTCTGGAGATGGCGCAGCTACGCAGGAAACTGGGCCGTATAACGAGGCGGATCTCGAAATTATCAAAGAGGGTGATCAAGCACAATCTCAAGAACAGCAACCACAAGAAGACCTTATCGGTGGTAAGTTCAAAACTGCAGACGACCTCCTTGAGGCTTACCAAGCGCTTGAAAAGAAACTTGGAGACCGTGCAGGCTATCAAAGGACTGAAGAGGAATCTAAGGAGGGAACAGAAGAGACTGAAGCGAAAGGAGCTGATCTAGATGATGGTCCTATTACTCAGGAAGAAGAGACTGCTATTTTAGAAAGTGTGGGAGGTAAAGAGTCTTTCACCAAGATACAAGAGTGGGCTAAAGGCGCTCTTAATGAAGATGAGCTAACCGTCTACAACAGGGAGGTTGCTAGTGGTGATTACTTCAGAGCGAGGAATGCGCTTCAATCTATGGCGTTTGCTTATACCGAAAGTAATGGCTCTGAACCAAACTTAATAGGAGGAAAACTAACAGGTCGTAGTACTGATGTATTTCGCTCTAATCAAGAAGTTGTAGAAGCTATGAGTGATCCTAGGTATCTTAAAGATTCTGCTTATACACAGGATATAGAAGAAAAGCTAGGACGTAGTGACGTATTAACACCTAGATAAGCTAATATTAAAGAAGCTTAAGTATTTATATTGTTGCCTCTGAGGAGATAACAGCAGTGGTGTACTAAGCATTAAGCATTTTAACTATTAAATCGATGCCAGATTTTTCGAGCATCTCCAGGTTAGGTGGCATTAATGGCGCTCAGTATAACGCCAACTCTGCTGCTGGCAACTACGAAAAGGAGAATGCAAATTTCATGAAAATCTTCTCTGGAGAAGTCCTAACGGTCTTCAATAGGGAAACTATTTTCAAAGACTTAACCCAAAAGCGTACCATCTCATCGGGAAAATCCGCTGAGTTTCCAATCACGGGACGTTTTTCTAGCCGCTACCATCGTCCAGGCGATTGGATCACAGGCCAAGGCAACAAAGGGATGACAGGATCAAAGATTATTACAATCGACGATCTACTTATCGCAGATGCCTCGATCTATGATTTAGATGAAGCCAAACTTCACTGGGACGTTAGGTCTATATACTCAAAAGAATTGGGTAGGGCACTTTCAAGAGCCTATGACCAGCGTCTAGTTCGCACACTTCAAACAGCTTCCGAGTCTGATGGTCGTGTTAAGGACTGGGATTCTAAGAGATTCCAAATTGCAGGTGGTACTGTAGCTTCTGTTGCAACTGCCACAGGTGTTGTAACTATAAGCGCTAACTTCGCAACTGCTGAGCTTTCATACTGGGCTGTTGGTGAAAGTGTTTATGGTGAAGACTCAGGTGCTTACGGTGTTATCACTGCAGCTCCTACAAACGGTGCTGCTGTATTCACAATCAGTCCTGTTGGTGCTATTGGTACTGGTACTGATTCAGTCTTCAAGGTTGGAGAGCGTCTATTCGTTCTTAATTCACTTCCAGGTGGAACAGCCATAACAACAGGAACACTTAGCGCTACGAGAGCTACTCGTGGTGATGAGATTGTTGAGCAGTTCTATCAGGCTTGCCAAGCACTTGACGAGAAAGACGCTCCTCGTGAGGGTCGTGTCGCAGTGGTTGGACCTGGCGCTTACTATGACTTGATCTCTTCTGCAAGAGCAATCAACACTGACTGGAACTCAGGCGGTGGTGAGAACGGTTCCTTCAAAGGAAACAAAGTTCTTAGTGTTGCTGGTTTTGATATCAGGGTATCTAATCACCTTGGTGACAACGCTTACAACTCAGCTCGTCAGGGCTACATCGGTCAAGCTAACCAAGCTGCTACAACTCGTGGTGAACGTCCTAACTACATCAATGGTAACGACGGTTCCGACGGTACGGCTGCTGCAGGTACTAACGACTACTGGCAGGATGAGCAAGGTAATACTTCAAGTATTGCTAACTTGTTCGCTCTTTGCTTCACTAAAGAAGCAGTGGGTACAGTAGCTCTTAAGGATCTGAATATGCAGATGACTGGTTCTGAGTACAAAGCGATGACTCAGAGCACCATGATGGTTGCTTCTTATGCTGTTGGTCACGGTATACTCCGTCCCGACTGCTGTGTAAGCATCAAGCATGATGGCACAAACCGCTGGTAATTAATTCCTTAATTACGAATACAATAAGGGGAGGCGTAAGTTTCCCCTTTTTGTTTAAATATGGCAACTACAAAACTACAAGCAGTAAATACTCTTCTATCCATTATTGGAGAAGCACCAGTTAACTCATTGGTTCCTCCTTTAACAGGTGATACAAGTCTTGCAGACAGTGTTATTGATGAGATAAGTAAAGAGATACAAGGAGAAGGGTGGTCTTGGAATACTATGATGTATGATTCAATACCCCTAGATACGAATGGACATAGCTCTCTTCCTAGTAATACCCTTGCTGTAAGATTTAACCCAGTTTCATACCCAACCCAACGTTTTGTATTAAGAGGTATAAAGTTATTTGATCGTGTCAAGAACTCCTATGATTTAAGAGGAAGTCTTGGTGTGGCTTTAACTGGTAGTACTACAGATTTAGTTGCTGAACTTATAGAAGAATTAGTTTGGGATGAGGTACCAGAAACAGGTAAACGTTATATCATGATACGAGCTGGAAGAATCTTTGCTAACAGAGCTATAACATCAACCAGCATAGAAGCCTATACTCAAGAAGATGAAGAGAATGCTCGTCAGATATTAAAACGTACAGAGGATATGGCACAGAACTGTAACTTCATTAGTGGTCCTGATGATTTATATGATGGTCGTGTAAGAACTACCTTTGGTCCTGATATTCTCAACCGCTAATGTCAAAAGAACTTTTTAGTCAGATAATTGGTCCACTGAATAAAGGAGTGAACCAACAGGCAGATAGCTTTGTCTTACCAGGTTTTGCTAAGACACTTGAAAATGGTAACTGTGATCTTGTAGAAGGTCTTAAGAAGAGGCTTGGATCAGTTCCCGTAAAAAGGATTGATACTCTTACTAAGAATGCAGGAGGTAATACTTTAGTAGGAACAATCAAGTGGGATGAAGCTTGGGTATACGTTTACAACAGGAGTAGTGATGAAAGGTTCATACTTATTGTCGCTGATGACAGCAGGACTATTACTAAAACTGTTAATACTGTCAATAACTCTGCGGTACTTACTGTAACTTCAGGAGGGATGACTGATCTATTTGTAGGATCAATAGTCACAGGAACAGGTATAGGAGCTGGAGCAAAAATCGTAGAGATAGGAGCTAGTACTATTACTGTTGATAAGAACTCAACTGCAACTGCCTCAGGTATTACTGCCACCATTGAATCTAACTATACATTTACTGCAGGGGTATCCAATGTAGAGCCTATAAGTGGCACACTCCCCAGTGTGGTTCCTGTTGAACAGACATTTGCAAATATAACTAATACAAATCTTGAATACCTACGTGGGTCAGGTAGAGCTAGGGATAGGTTTAGAGCAACCTCATTCCAAGATTATGTATTTATAACAAATACACAAAAGAAAACTGCTTATGACAGCTCAGAAACTTTAACGAGATATAATATCGGATCTATAAGTAGTGCTTACCAACCTATAAAGGCTCAAGTTTGGGTTAAGCTCGTTGACTACAATACAGAGTATTCAGTTGATATTGAGCTAGACGACGGAGATAAGATAAACGGTCATTATATGACACCAACTCTTACTGACACTAGTGGTAACGCAAACGTTGTTAGTTCTGCCACTATTGCAGAAAGACTAGTTACGTATACAAACACTATTACAGGAACTACAACCAGTGGCAACCCTACGATTACAAGCGTTAGTACTACTGCAGCTACAGGAGATATTTGGAAAGTTCACGGTGGAGAACTCATTACTGGTACAGGTATACCATCCAATACTTTTGTTAAAGATGGAAGCGTTGACACTTCAGCGGGTACTTTCACTCTTGTTAATGAAGCTGGGTCTAATGTAAACGCAACAGCTAGTGGAGCTGTAACTCTTACCCTTAAGCACGGCTTAGATGATTGTGATATTAACAATAAACTTACATTTGAAGTAAAGGATTCTCAGATATTAATAGGATGTGCCAGCGCTTCTAGATACATCAAAAGCTTTGTAGCCTCTGACGCTAGAGGTAATAGTTTAATGTCTGGTTTTTCTAATCAGGTTACCTCTATAGTTGATCTTCCTACCACATCTTGGGAAGGCTACACAGTACTTGTAGCTCCAGATGGTACAGCAGATAAGAGTTCTTACTATTTAAAATTCAACGCTGAAAATACTACAGTTGCTGGTACTTATGGTAGAGGTACTTGGGAAGAATCTAGCGGTTGGGGTGCTAGAGGAAAGCTAGATGACAATACAATGCCTCACGCTTTTGTTTATTACAGAAATGCTGATGGTCTTGTAAGGTTCACATTTCAACCCTTTAGTGGTAGTAATTATACAGACGGTACTATAACTATTGCGTTACCTGGCTGGGTTGAAAGATTAGCAGGTGATGAGAGTGAACAGGAGGGTCCTTCTTTTGTTGGGTTTACTATTAATGATGTTGTGTTCTTTAAGAACCGTTTAGGGTTCATTAGCGGAGAAAACGTAATACTCAGTGAAGCTGGGTCTTACTACAACTTCTGGCAGCAATCAGCTCTACAGGTTATAGACAACGATCCTATAGATTTAACAGCTGTTAGTAACGACGTCGCTGTACTTAACTATGCTTTACAGCAGCAGGATGAATTAGTACTCTTCTCTAATGAGAACCAGTTCAGACTCTACTCAGGTGACAACGTAACGTTTAGTCCTGAGACTGCCTCTGTAGGTAGGATTAGTTCCATCACTATGGAAGCAAAGGTTAAACCACAGCAGGTAGGACCTCAAGTAATTTTCCCAGTTAGAGAGGGTGACTTCACTGGGATGCATACTTTCATTACTACAGACAGAACAGTAGGAATAAACCTAGGTCAAACTGCTGTTATTACAGAGACAATACCTAAGTACATCCCTAAGAACATAGATTCTTTAGCTGTAAGTAGAACTGATCAATATTTAGTAGCCCTTAGTGGTGATGATCCAGATGCTTTATATATATATCAATTCTTCTGGGAAGCTACTGGTGGCTCACTAACTAACAGACAGAACGCTTGGTCTAAGTGGACATTCCCTAACAAAGACATCTATTGGTGTGACTTTGTTGAGGGTACTTTATTTACACTGGTTAAGTATACGGAGAATAGTGTTGTTAAGTATTACCTGGAAGGTATAAACGCTTCTAGACCTCCTCAAGATGAGAAGGATCTGTTTTTACTAGATAGACAATTATCTAGTTCTATTACTACAGATTTAGGAGCCCCAACATTTACCTATAGCGGTCTTACTAATAAAACAACAGTAAGTCTCCCTTACTACACCGTTAACGATAGTCAGTTTGTCATTCTCAAAAAGGATACAACAGATGCAACAGAGTCTGCGAAGCGTTGGATCGTGGCTGCTTCTATTCCGGCTGGGGTTAACTCTTTTGTTTGCGATAGCTTGGGAGATTTTAGTGGTGCGAACGTTTCTTGGGTCTTTGGGGAGAAAGTTACATTCAAGTTTATTCCGCCTCAGCTCATGCCCTATAGCAAAACTGCGACAGACAACACTTTTATTGGCAATCGTACTGGCCGCCTTCAGCTACGATATGTGGATGTTTACTACAATGATGCACGATACTTCACCATCGACGTGACTCCTGATTTCAGAGATAAGAAAACTTACGAGTTCGATAGAAGAGACCCTCTTAATGCGAACATCGTGTTAAGCCAAGCATCTGACTTTGATGAAAGTAAGTTCAGAGCTTATATCCAAAGTAAGAACGACCAAGTTAGAGTAGAAGTAGTAAACGACAGCATTGATCAAGCTAAGTTCGTCGCTTTAGAATGGACTGGCTTGTACTTTGACGTAGCGAGGAAGTACGGTTAATGGCACAAGGAACTTGGAGGGTTGACCCTGCAGCAAACAGAGCCTTACAGATTAAATCTGGTGTAAATGCCAACTTATTAAAGGGTGCTCCCAACATAGGCAGTAAGAACCAGTTCATGTCTCCTGGCATGATGGCAGGTCTTGATGCTGGGTTTGCGGTTGCTGGTATGTATTTCCAACACCAAACTAATAAGTACGAAACT